TCTAAATTTGCTTGCAATACTCAAGAACATATTCAATTTAGAAGTCAAAGATTGTATTCTCGTCAGTTAGATGGGAAGACAACAAGACAACTTGTTCTTGAACACGCAAAGATAGAAGGCATTTCAGAAACTTCTGCTTGGAGCGATTGGGGTAGAGTCAAGGTTTGGAATAACGAAGATTGGGAGAAAGATAGAGAAAATATGCTCCCCAGGCTTCAAGCAATGAGAGTTAGATTATTTAATAAGGCAATATCAAAAGGACAATTACAAACAGCAGCACAAATACTCGATTCACTAGGTAAAGTTATCGGAGAGTCTGTAGAGACAGTCAATATTCAAGCACCTGAACTATCTATTAAAGTAGAACAAAAGCAGTAGTAACTCTGTATTAGTAACGAAGATTACGAGAATATATTTAAGTTCCTCGGTAACTTATATATTAGTAACAAATGTTACAACACTACCCCCTATATGTATCATAGTGATGTCAAATATGATTACTTATGATGTCACAAATAATCATTTAATATGTCAATTATAACATCACTATATGTATCATCTTGACAGCAGCTATGATGTTACTCTGCTATAATTAATACATAAGCAACAAACGCTAACTCCTACGTTATCAACAAAAAAGAGTTCAGATCGGAAATAAAAACTGTCTAAGCCTACAGAGAACAGAGCTACAAAATTTTCCCTTTACCTCTAGGCTGATCCACTCGCAGCCCTGAAGCCCTTCAACCTTCTCTTAGTTACTATCTGACTCTGAGACTCTGAAGCAGCAGCAGGCTCGCAGCAATAGGCCAGCCTATAGGTAAAAGGAATACCTTTTATCTATTTCACTTATCCGAAATTTTTACTATGACTTACGCAGTTATGACCTACAAAGGAGCTTTTGATGGTTGGCAAGATGCAAGCGATAACAACATTCGCAAGCATCAAAAAGACGCTCTTGAATATTGCGAACTACTCGAAAAAGTAAGACCGCAGTACATCCACAAAGTACAAGTATTATGTGAGCCTAGCTTGCCGATGTTTTCATCTTTGAGAATTGGCGAACCAAAAAACGAAGTTTACACACTTCCAAAAGGTCAATACTTGACAGTAAGAAAGAGAAACTTTTTTCAACGTATCGTTAGGAGATTATTTTTCTAATGACTGAAGAAGAGAACCTTTATTACTTCGGAAGATGGGAGGAGCTGGAAAAGCTTTTCCCTGATCCCTTTTATTATGATTTTGATTTTCAGGAGATCACTAAAAATGAAAACTAAATTAATTTTATTTTTTTTTATTTTCGGGTTGATAATTTATTCAGGCTTTGGAATTTACCAAAGCTTGAACGCCTTAACTCAAAACTACTATAACAACTTAGCAACTTTTACAAATGCAAATTAAAAGACTAGGGACTAGCAAGACCTTGCTAGTTCTTCCTTCAGGTTCAGAAGCTTTTTTTAGTTATGAAACACCAGTAGCGTTTCAAATGCACTCTGGAGAGATTTATAAAACTGAAGAATATTATTCTAGGACTACTTCCAAACATATCACCCAATATTTAAACGGGAGAAAAGCGGAAGCCGTTCCACAAAGTTTTATTAATCAACTTGTAGGAGTTTAAAAAAATGAACGATTACAAATTAGCTAATCTTAGACAGTATCAAGCCGAGGTTTACGACTCGGCAGATACTTTATTAGATAAAGATTTTTGCTTGCCTAAATGTTACAGGTTAACAGCAAATGAAAGAATCAAATTAAAAAATATAATTTGGTTTATTTCTCATAAGGGAGCTTAAAAGCTCCTTTTCTCTTATTTCTAAAAATTATGATTATCAAAGAAAACAGCACTTTTAAATTAGTGCAAACCATGACCGATCAAATATTATTGGTTATAAAAGGAATTTATAGCGAACCCGTTTTAAGAGTTTGGCATATTTCCCAGAGAGAAGCGGCAATGAATGAATTAAGGAGGATTTCTTGAATGGCTTTGAATGTTTTATTAATTGCTGATCCTTATGGGGCGTGCGGACATATCGCAAGCACTAAGGATAAAAAATCTTTAATAGATTTTGTAGAGGATCGAGGTTATGAAGCTGTAGAGTTTCAAAACGAAGATTACGATTCAACAGATACAGTATTAAGGCTCTCTGAAGAGTGCGGTTATTTTACTGTAAAAGATTTACCCGATGTAAGCGAGGAATTATGAAATTTGAAACTTACAAAAAAATTTGTGATAAACATAAAATCAATCCTCATCAAGTTATAGCTGACGGAAACATTCGTGAAATTTTAGAAAATGACAAAGAGCATAATCTTGAATATCACGAAATTTTATTAGATCAATACTTCACAGTTTATTACTGGGAAGGTAAATACTCGGAGGTTTAAGAATGAAAGAAAGAAAAGCAACCGACCCTGAAATGATTAAAGCAGGGGAAGACTTGAATCGAATGTCTAATTTATCAAATAGGATCATATCAAATGATGAAGACTTATTTGAAGAGTTAGGAACGATCCAAAAAAAATTATGTGATGTATCTGCTATTAAAGCGGATTTTTTACAAAGATATGAGGATATTATTGATGAGCAATATAATTTAGAAACAAAATTAGCAGTAATGCAAAATGAAATGCTCCATTCGTTTGAGTTGGTTAAAAGATATTATAAAACAAAGAAAAAGGGCTTTAAGTAGCCCTTTTATTTTGCTCAGTTTTTATTTGGCATCTTGTGAGGATGAGAAATTCATATAATTTTTTATCAGGAATTTTTAAAGCTTTAGTTGTTAAATCGTCCCAATCTTCAGAGGACAATTTATCGAGATTGAAAGGGTC